TGGCGGTCATCACCACCACCGCCATTGTTATTCATTTTTTCGACTTCCTTGACCAGTTTTGCGGTCAGGTTGCCAAGTTTCGATTGCTTTTTAAGGTCTGCGAAAGACATTTGGATTACCTCGGATTAATTGGATTCGGGGGATTTACTCGGATAGTATAGCAAAGATGCCCTCAGTCGTCAAGATAGTCTTTGAGGGATTCAATTGTTTCTCTCATACTGTCGAATAAAATTGACATATCAGTGTCTGGTGGGAATCCCATCAGTGCCACCGATTTGCGTAGGTTCTCTTTCATTTCAACCGCTTGTGGGTCGTCTGAAAGGGACAATCTAGTATACATGATCCTTTGCTTTTCTAGCAAGGTCTGTAACTTTTCAACGTGTTCTCTCTTGGTCTCAGCATCCATACCACCAAAGGTCAGGATACTACCATAGATTTCTTCCTGAAGATTATTAATCTCAGTTAGTTCGTCTTGGATAATATCAGATTTAAAAAAGTCACTCATCGATTATAGACCGCAAGATTTTCTTGTATTGAAAGACATCAATATTTAGGAATGGAGAATACTTCTTCAATTTTAAACTGACGGATTCCCACACCGGATCATCTAACTTCTTATCAAAGTTTTTTGAGAAATGGAATACTTTGTCGAAGATTGTTAATGTTTCTAGCGATACGCTCCCGCTTAGAAACTTTTTGAGTATTAGAGGATGTCCCTTGGTACAGTTGAACAAAGTCTCTAACTCGTTCTCCAATAACAATTCGTTGCTTTGCTCTTTGAACAAGTACGTCAAACTCTGTTGGCGTTTCATCCACTCGGAATAGTTTCTTTCGCCAGAATTGATAATTTCTCCAATCCATAGGTTTTGCGGGTTATCAGTGGCAGTAAAATTAGATACTAAAAAATCTACAACTTCTTGGTCGGAGTACTTGCGACTTGTCTTCTCGAACCAGTATTTATCCTTCCTCTTATTGAAGGAAGTAATACTGGCACGGGTCTTCGCACCATACTTAAAGAAGTCGTATTTTGGATTTGTGAAATGATTCTTTAATGAAAGATAATGTTGGTAGGTTTCAAAGGGACTCACTTTCAGCATCGACTAACTCAAGATCTTCAATACAATCAACAGAAACTTCGTGCTCGGCAATACGATACCAATGTTTCATAATTCCTAGAGTATCTTCATATTCACCAAGATACTCAATATCATCACATTTATTCTCACGCAACCATGCCTGAAGACGATGGTGCATCAGATCATCACGGGAAATCATAGCGGCAGTTTTGCTCTCGATGTTTTCTTCATAAAGTTTAGATTAATCGCATCATTCTTCAACCTCTCTTTCAGAGGTTTAGACACGAGTTTCACTACTGATTCTACCTCAAGACTATTAATCTCGCAATAGTGACAGATAGCATCAATATAGTTAAAGTTTTCTTCGGCAACAATTTTCTCAATTTCCAAAGCAAATTTGGAAGGTGTTAAAAATTTACTTTCTAGTGCCTGTTCTAATTCTTTATTCTGTTCCATAGAGTTCCAGTTTATCTCTAACAAACTTTCTAATGTATTGGGTGAGTAGTTTGATGTACTTTGATTTGTCTCGTTCTTCATAGACGACGCATTCTCCATTTTCACATGCCATGATAATTACAAGTTTTTTGACAGAAATTCCTGTCAGTTCGTACAGCATACAACCATATGCCATGCACTGTACAAAATAGTGTTCGATCCACTCTCGTGGTTTGGGTTTTTTAGAAGTCTTAAAATCGATTATTGCTAGTTCGCCATCATATTCAGCAATACAATCAACGGTTCCAGCAATGCCCAGTTGCTTACTATATAGGGAACCTTCAAGTGCGTATATATTATTTATACGATTTAAGTCTGATTTTGAGATTTTGAAGAGAAAATCAGAAATCGGTTGGACTTTTGGTAGATCCTCGTTTTTAAGGTGATGCTCTACCAGAGTGTGCATGTCCGTACCACGACTTGTTGCAGCCTTCGTGATACGGTCTGCTTCTTCATTACCAACTTTCTTACGCCAGTTGACAAAAATCTCCTTATTAAAATGACTGGTCACCGAAGTGATGGAGACCAGTCGGAGAAGTTCTTCTTCATCTGGGACAGAGTAATATCTCACCCCATCAATGGTCTCCCTCTCAAGTTGAGGGAGACTAATATCAACATGATTAAACATTAAAAACCTGCTTCCATTTTAGCAATAATGTATTCCTTGACAAGTCCAGAACGGACAATATCATCTACTCCAAACTCAATCATATCAAAAGATTGCATTTTACGCAATACATTCATAAAATCTACAATACCATTACGCTCATTTGTTTTCTGCAAATCAGACTGAACTGCATCACCACAGAAACAAATCTTGGTATTCTCACCAACACGAGTGATAATACTATCAAGTTCGTGGAAGTTAAGATTCTGGAATTCGTCAACAATCACGATTGCATTATCAAGTGTGGTTCCACGAAGGAATGAAGTGGACCAGAACTTGATGGTTTCCTGCGATTTAAGATTACCATAGAGCATCTCAAAGTCAGCATCAGAAGGCATCTGGAACATATACTTCACCATATTCTTATAAGGAATCTGGTAGATGTCTGCCTTATCTTCATGGGAACCAGGCAAGAAACCAATCTCTCTGGTTGCTACAAGAGACCTTACAAGATAGATGCGTTCATATGGCGTCCTTTCATCCAAAACATCACAAAGGGCATTGTAGAGGGTAATAAAGGTCTTTCCCGTACCTGCACAACCATAGGCAACTAGATGTTTTCCCTCCTTATATGAATCAAAAAGTTTTTTTTGATTATCGGTAAGTGGATCAATTTCCACCAGATACTCAGAACTCAGCGGTTTCTTCCGCTTCATCTGCTTTGTCGTGAGTCCAACCCCAATTGGTTGCTCTGCAGATGCTCTTTTTCTTCTTGCCATTAGAGTTTCTTTACTTTAGATCCAGGTGCTTTTGATGCTTTTTCAAGTACATCGTTCCATCCAGGGTTTTTCGCAATCAATTTATCCCTCCACTCACCAACATCGGTAGCCATCGGTGCGGTGGATGGATCAGACCAATCACGAGTCCAGTCTGGATTATCCTTTAACCACTGACTCCAGTCGTGAATACTCATCACAACTTCTTTTTGCTCACCAGTGGTCTTATTCACTACGGGATATGTTGCCATTGTTAGAAATTCAAGATATTGTATTTAGACCCATTCCAGTGCTTCTGCAACTGTGGGGAATTGCTCTGCAAAGATAGTCTTACATGCTTCTGCAATCTCCATGTGCTCTTTCTGGGTGCCGTTTGCAGACCTCAGAGTGATGTAATGAATCCAGGATCGGCAAGATCCTGACATGTATAAGCGAGTAGGAGTTGCCAGAGGAAGCACAAAACGAGCACACTCTTTTGCCACACCATTATCAAGTAGGTGCTGATACAGACTCATACCTTGGGCAAAATAGGTCTCAATCTGCTTATTAGTCAATTCCACAAACTCTGGATCCAGGTCGTCAATAGAATTCTGGCGATTCTTGGTGTCTTGACGACGAAGTTCTGGGACTGGGATCGTCTCTGCGAGTAGGGAAGAATCAGCATAGCGTTGCGAAAATTCCTGATATGTAAATGAGCGGTGTCGGAGGATTTGAGCCGCCAGACCACGAGTAGTCTCAATCTCCAGAGTCATGAAACTCTGTTCAAACACAGACCAGTGATTGTGCTTAATACAATAACCTAACAACTTTGCATAGTTGGGGTTTTCCTGATTATTAGGATTGCTCACACGAGCAACATATGCCATTGTTTGCTCCGCATCGGGAGTGACACTAACCAATTTTACACTCATTTTTGTTCCTCTTTAGTCTGGGTATCCATCGTCATCTTCAAAGATCTCGTCATAATCATGTAGTGTTGAATCCTGATACTTTAAGTAACTTTCAGTATCAGAATAGATTTCTGCTTTGAGAGAATCAACCAACAGTTCCAGATTACGGACGATGAGTTTTAGTTTGTCTCTGTCCATAGAATAGATTTCTCTCTTCCCATTTTACACAAAAAAAGAGGGTTCGTCAAGAACCCTCTGTATCTTACTTACTCAGTAATTTAACTTCCGCATAGATTAGAAGCATAAATGCTGCAGAAAATGCAGTGAATGAACCCACTATTCCTGCAATCATTTTACTTTACCATTGTACGATTGACTTTTACGCCACGATACATGAGAGCAAAGTTCTCCTGTTCACGAACACGCTTTGCTTCGGCAAGAACCTCAGCATTGTGTTGTTCGGTATCGTACTTGTTGCCACGATAAGTAACTTGGGACATGGTTTTACTCCAAAGAAATGAGACGGTTAAATCCCGTTCCTTCGGGCGGCGTTTGCGTTCGCTATTTGCGAATAGCGAATGAACGATCCGTTCCGCGTCGTCCTACTTGCGTCCTATTCTTCTACCTCAAAACATGAGGGATCTGTCCATTTAGAATAACTCTGAATAAAGTCTACTTTCTGTGGAAGAGAAAGAGACTTAGTATCTAAAGTTCTTTCTACCAACCAATCAAACTGCTCACAAGTGAGAAGTAATGATGGTTCTGGTGAGGACAGTGCCAGCAGTAGAGGTAAAATCATGGGATGAACGTAAGGGTATTATACCCTGTTATTGATATTTAGTCAATCGACCCTACAGACTCAAAATTTTGCCGGAGTTTTTTCCGACGATTCCGGGAAATAAAAGTCAATTTTGGTTTAGCTTCTTGATTTCAAACAAAGATGACTTGTGATATTTTTTTATCTTCTTATACTCTTTGATGATTTTATCAATCTCTTTGTTAGGAATTCTTACAGTAAGGTCTTTATTGTCATCTGAACCAATGAATCCGAGTCCAGACTTTCTTTCTTCTTCTTTCATATCAACGAACTCATTAATGTTCTCTTGGATCTCATCACGAATCAATTGATTTATTTGTTCTCGGAGATTTTCTTCGTTCATTTCTTTTTCTTCTTTTCGTTTGGTACGTAACCCCACATCTTGGGACTCACCGTTCCATCAGTCCACTTCATTGCTCTAAAATCACGATACTTATCCCAGTATTGATCGAAGATATCTGACTGAAGACCTTGAACAATATCATGTTTTTCTTCACCATTATCACCATAGGTAACCAGATAAGAATCTCGTGGGAGACTCTTATCATTAGCGGCAGAAGGGTCACAATTTGGGGTTATGATGTTGATACCCTTACCCATCTCAAGAACGACCTCCCCAACGAATCTGGGGATATGCCTCTGCGACTACATCCTGGGTGATTTTATACTTATCAGACAGTTTCTTATCCTTTACAAGACACAGAATTTCTGCCTCAAGTGGATGCAAACCTTCTAAAAGATTGATGAACATAGATTCTCTACGAATAGCAGATAAACCATTATTACCACCTTTGATGAAGTGATAGAAGTGCTTACTCTCTCTACGAAGAGTGGTCTTACCATCAGTATCCGATGCTCCCACAGAGAAGGAACCAGTCTCATACATTCTACGAACTTCTTCCGTGATTTTTGTAGAAAGAGTTCCACTAGAAGTTGTTTGCTCTGCATATCCAGAATAAGGAACTGGTCCTTCTGGTAATGCTGAGTGAACAGACTCGTCAAAGTTCCAAATCAGAAGCATTCTCAGTGCATCGTGATTATACTTTTGCAGAACCTCTACCTTCTTTGCCTTGGTTCTCTGTTTAGATACAAGATCAAAGATTTCAAAGGTTAGTGGGTTGTTTGGAAGATTAAGAGACGCAGTTTCTTTTGTCTTACTCGTCGATGTCTTCTTCGTCGTTGCTTTCGTAGTCATGATAGTTATCAAAATTAAATGCAATCACCTCATCGGGTATCAAGTTTCCTTGATTATCAAACATTTCGGGGTGAGGTCTTGGTACTTCCCGATAGTTCATCATATATTCTCTAGCAGTCCACCCAATCACAAGTCCCACTATAAGAAATAGAATAGTCAGAAATGAACCAAAGACTAGACTAACTGCTAACATTTTTCTTTCTCCTGGGAATTACTTTTCTCTTCCTTGTCTTAAAGGAAAATTCGAAATAGATAGTAACTTCCCTATTCAGAAAGCAAACCATCTTTTCGAAGATGATGTGAAATGGATAAGTCTGCTTTCTTTTACCTCCATTAAGTAGAAACTCAATACCACGATTTATGTGGTTATCTGGTTTATTTATGTTAGGACTTGATGACTTGTTGTTCTTTGAGGAATTTGATTGTGTCAACAGAACCTCCCAATTTTTTATCGTCACATACTACCTGAGGGAATGTAGAACCTTTCCCAAACTCGGCATAGAATTCTTCCTTGGTAAAATGCTCACCAAGATTATAGACCACAAAGTTACTACCTGTCAACTCCAATACGGTTTTGACTTTTTTGCAGTAAGGGCAATCGTCTTTTGAGTATACGGCAAAATTCATAGGTTACACTTTATTTGTATGTATTATACCATTAACAACCATCATATCAAGATTGGAGTTCTTGTAAAACTCTCTTGCGTCTTCTTCCGTTTCAAGAATAGGTTGTCCATTACCATTCAAACTTGTATTAAGTAAGACTGGCACTCCTGTCAGATTTCCAAATGCCTTGATAATCTCGTAGTAATGTTTGTTAGATTCTTCTGTGGCTGTTTGAAATCTAGCCGACCCATCAACGTGAGTGACTGCTGGTATCTTTTCTGGTTGCTTGACCTGTGCAGTATAAAGCATGTAGGGACTAGGAATAGGAAAATCAAACCAGTCCTGATAACACTCTTCTAATGTAACAGGAGCAAAAGGGCGGAACCATTCTCTATTCTTGACAACGTGATTGATTAGTTCACGATTGTGAAAGTTTCTTGGGTCGGCAAGAATAGAACGATTACCTAGTGCTCTTGGACCAAACTCAGATCTACCCTGAAAGAATCCAATAATCTTGCCATCGGCAAGTTGCTTTGCTATGTATTCATAGTCTGGCGTTTGAGACTGATACTCTCTACCAGTATAACATAGATCTTTCTGTTGATAATCATGTCTTGATTCCCCAAGAATATGATGTGCAACATAGAGTGCAGACCCAACAGAGGTTCCATCATCACCACAAGCAGGGAAGTGATGAACATTCTTGAACTTAGAATACATCACAACCTTGGAGTTGGCGTTACAATTCAAGAATGACCCACCAGATAAACAAAGATTGTCTGTCTTATCATCAAGTTCACTCAATACATTCAGAACCTTTTTCTCAAATAAATCCTGAACAGATGCTGCCACATTCATCTTATGTTTAATCTCATCAGTATAGGATTGATAATCAAAATCAAAAGGTGTTCCATAAGATGCCAATCCCATTGTTGTTCCTGCCTTATGGAGTGCTGGTCCCAATCCTAATTTTTCAGTGACTTCTCCATACAAAACACCAACCATCTCTGCTGGACAGTACATTGCCATAAGTTTTTTACCTTCACCATAAGCAATCAATGAATTTGCTTCTGGTTTTCCCATACTACAGTCCATACTAAAACAGTATGCTTTATCATAAGGACTTGTGTAATATGCAGAGGCACAGTGAGACAAGTGATGTGAAATAATATAGCACTTAAACTCTTTGCCTTGAATGACTATCTTATCTACCAGATACTGATTACCAAAGACTTCTTGCTTAAAATCATTTGTGGCAACACAATCAATATCATCAAGTGTTATACGACAAGAATCTAAAACATAATTAATAATCTCATCCGTGAATCCTTGCTGCTTCTTAATCTTAGAAATTCTTTCTGTTGCAATGGCAAACTCCAACCTACCATCTTTAACAAGGCACACGGATCCATCGTGTCCAAAGTTCAATCCTAAAATATTTGCCATAATTTAAATTACAGGAACTCCATACTGTTGAGACAACTGATTATTAATCTCATCCATACTAGGTTGTCCTTTTACCGTAGCCCAGGTCACAATACTATATCTCTTTCCTCTGGTTACTGGTTCTACTCCGTGCATGTAATGATGACTGGATGGGAAACAAACCATCATACCTGGTTCGGGTCTCACACGAATATGATGTTCTGGGAAAATAAAATCACCACCCTCAAAATCATCATTCAGATAGAATACCAAGGAGATGTCTCTATCCGTAGATTTCTTCCAGATGTGTTCTCCCTTTGGTGTGACCCAGATACTCTCCCCATCAATGTGAGGTTTATAGTGACCACCAACACCATAAGAAAGAACTTGTGGTATTTCACTGCTGGATACTTCAATACCATAAAAAGGATTGATGATTTCCTTTACGGCATGACGAAGAAGTTGCTCAATTTTAGGAAATAAATCTCCCATAGGGACAATCTGAGTATCTCTTGTCTTCTTATCAACCTGCCATGATGTTTCACCAGTTCTATTTGTAGTCTCCGCATCAAATACAGAAAGATCTTCACAAGGTGATCTCTTAATGTGGTCAACCATCTCCCGAATACCTTCGGGAGAGATTACATTGGGTCGGATCAAAATATGAGTCAGTGGATTATCAATCATATTATCAGTGTTTTGTTTATTATAGCATACTAATTAGGAAGTCCATTCTCTGCTGCTGAGACTCCTGCCAGAACACCTCTAGCAAGACTTAATGGACCTCTAGTTGATCCTGTCGCAGTATCATTAGAGTAATCAATTCTACTTACTGTTGATAAATCAGGATTATAACCACCAGCAAAATAACCAAATAATTGATTACCTGTTGCTGAAAGGTATCTACCATCATAGCTTAATGGTCCTCTAACTGATGCCGTTGCAGTGTCATTAGAATAATCTATACGATCTACTGTTGATGCTGTACCAGGAAAACCACCACCAAAGTAACCGAAGGAAGCATTACCTGTTGCTGCTAGTTGTCCTCTATCGGCACTTAATGGACCTTTAGGTGATGCTGTTGCGGTGTCATTGGAATAATCTATGCGGTCTACTGTTGACCTACTACCAGGAAGGGCAGGATCAAAACCACCACCAAAGTAACCAAATGATTGATTACCTGCTGCTGCTAAGTATCCATTAGCAG